CAGCGAGATGTTCGTGCCGTACTGAACGGCATAAACGGATGCGATATTGTCGGCCATGTGAGCCTCCTGAAAAAAGGTTGAACCTGTTCTCGGATGGCTTGTCCTTGCGGGGCCGGAATCCTTGCCTGATACGCTCAGGCCGGGCGACCGTCTTTCCGGCTGTCTTCGGGGCCTCGCGGCTTACCCGCCCTCTGGTAAAAAGCCGGGAGGCTTGACCCTCCCGGCAACACACACAGAGGAAACGCAAGCGGATGGTAACGCGACCATCCACCGGACGCAACTACTCGTCGGTCATTCCCGGATTGGCCATCCGGTTCAGCGTCATCATCTCCTCGATGGCGCTCTGCCGAACCCGCTCGTCTGGGTGCATGTACCGCGCCATGAACTCCTTGTCGGCGAACAGGGAAGCGACCTTGTTCTTGGCCTGCGCCGGGTTCAGCGCACTCGAACTCGGGGCATCGCTCCCCACAAAGTCAGACTCGCGGAACTGAGCGCCGATGGAGTGAAAGAGTTTCATCACCTTCGCGGTCCCGACCGCCCGTTCCATGGCGTCGAATGTCGCCTCATCAATGCCAGCCTCCTTGCCGAACTTCAGAAGTGCACGCTTGGCAAGCTCCTCGTTTTGCGCGGCCGCCGCGCCCCACTCGCCCTTCAGCGCGTTGTACTCGGCCTCGGATGCCTTGCCAAACGCCTCGCCCTCAGCCTCCACGCGAGCCGCAGACGCCTTGTTCCACCACTCTGCAAGGCCCTGAGCCTGCTTCGTGGTAAGCCCGAGCTGGTGCAGCACCGGCGCGGCAGCGGTCGCGAACGAGCCGTCATCGCCCTCCGGCACCGGCAGGGCGTACTTGTCCGGCGACTCCGGACGGCCGAGACGGGTGTACACGGCGTTCCACCCGTCCGCGTCGTCGTCCGACTTGGGAGCGAGGATGGTCCTGCCCGCTTTGTCAGCGCCGAAAACGCGCTCGAGGTTCTGGTAGGAGAGCAGCGCATCAGCCGGTCCCTTCCATCCCTTCGCCTTCACGAGCTCGCCGAGCTGCGTGCTGGTGTTCGGATCTAGGCCCTCCGGGGCGTACCATGCCGGCGGAGCCGGGTTGCCTGCTGGTGCAGACCCTTGATCGTCACTCATCTCTGAAATCCTCTTGCAGGTTGGTCAAGGTCTTTTCGTCCAGGTGCAGCGCCTCGACAATCATCTGCACCGTCTCCTGTCGGCCGACCATGCGACCGACTTGGAACATGTCCACATTGGCACCGGGCGCCGCCGGAGGCTTGCCGAGCTTGGCGAAGCGCTTTAGGTGCGCCACCACGATGCGCCCGTCCTCGGACAGGTCATTGCTCTGCGGACTGAGGAAGAGCCGCTTGTATGCCCGGCTGCGCCACAGCACCTGCCGGATACGCGCCATCATCAGATTCATGCCTTGCCCCATTGCTTGAAGTGTACGCCACCGCAGCGCACTACGCCGCCGAGCAGATCCCTGACGGTCGGATGCCCGCACCCGTACCCCTTGCCGTTCCACGGGCAGAGCCAGACGCACCCCCGACACGCTTGCGGAACCTGCCACTTTGCGTCACTCACACCTTCTCGCCCCGGAAATACACCGCCCCGCCCTCAAACACGGCGAGCTCAGGCTGCAGTAACCGTCCATCGCGGAAGGTCAACACAGCGAAGCCAGACGCCCAGTTGAGCGGCCCCGCCTCGGTGTAGTTGAATTGAGGGCCATCCGGCGCGGCAAGCGTGCCGGTGTCGACGCCGTAGCGACGGCCCCGGTAATCGGTCCAAGGCGTGATGTTGAGCTTGTGCAGGTGCCCGTGGACGTAATGGGTGCCGCTCTTTAGCGTCGAATTATAGGCCGAATGGATGCCGCCCGACACCGGACGATGACGGATAACCGTCCAGCCGTCCGTCTCGGCGTTGACATGCAGCGCCCACCCGGCCCGCCATCGAGGGAGGTAGTCGAGCAAGGTCGAGCCCGAAAGCTCCTCGGCCTCCGGCGCGTTCGATGACCAGTAGTTCTCGAAACGGGCGTCATGATTGCCGATCGTGCGCACCAATCGCGCCCGACCAGCGGCCCGCTCGATCTCGGCGCAACGGTCCTGCACCGCGTGAAGTTCCTCCTTCAGGGTCGGCTGCTTCTCCCACATGATGCGGGCGTGGCGGCTGATTCTGGCACCGTCGAGGATGTCGCCGTTCAGACACACCATGTCCGGCTTTAACGCCTTGATGACGCGCAACATGGCCTCGTGAGCCGGACTGATTAGCCCCGGCCAGTAGTGGCAATCCGAAGCGACGATAACGGTACCGTTGCGCACCGTCTCGCTCATGTCGCGCTCGTAGCGCTCTGCCCTGACTGCGGCCGCCGCGTCGCGCAACTTCGCCTTCTCGATGGACGGCCCAGACGGGTTCCGGGCGGTATTGGCCACCGCAAGCGCAATACCGTGCTTCTCCTCAATTTTTCGACGACGGGCGTAGATCTGCCGAATGTCTATTTTCAGCACGCCAGAAACTTTACGCGCACTTCCAAAGCGCTTCCAAGCCTCGATGATCTGCTCATCGGTCACGTACTTCGGCACGGATTATTCCTTTGGGTTGCTGTCGAAAGTCAAGAGAGCTTGGTGTATTAAGCTCCCGAGGTTGTCAACAAACATCTCGTCATGATTCAGCGGATGATTCATCTCCGAGAGCATCGAGTGCGCGAGCTCGTGACAAAACACCTGCTGAAGCTCGGTGTCGCCGAGGTCATTGCGCAGATCTATTCGATGCGATGCCGGGTCCCACATACCCACTGCGGTCCTCGGGTGCCGCCACTTGGCAAGCGGGACGATACGCACCGATATCAGATGCCCGTGCAGCTTGAACCGGCGCGGGATGTTGAGCCGCTTGTGGCGGTCTACTCTAGCCACCGCTGAAGCTCCCCAAGGCGTTCGGCGTCGCGCTCACAGGCCCCGAGATGGGCGGCAATAGCTGCATCAACCGCCCCCTCGTCGCCGGACTCTCCGGCGGTACCATCAGCCGGTACGGGGGCGGAACCGGCTCCACCATTGGCGGACACGGGACAGGCTTGTGTGCGCAGCCGCCGAGCCAGAGCATCGCCCCGGCGAGTAGCAGCGTCGAGCTTCGCGTCGAGTTCACTTTCTACCCCCTCGCGCCTTCGCATGTCGGTCTGATATGCGGCCTGAGCGTCACGCAGGGCGCGCGTGGCGGCCTGTTCGCGCTTGGATATGTCCGCATGCCACTCGGCACGCACGACCGCTGCACCGGCCTCAGAGCCCGCCCGGTACGCCGACCGGTACCCTAGCCACCCGGCACCAATCAGGACGACGGCAACCGCCGCCCAGACCTTCACGCCTTCGGCTCGACCTTGCGCTTGGAGTACACCGACCACGCGGCAGCGGCAAGCGTCGCCAGCGCACCGGCCACAGCCATCAACGTTGCCGAGTCGATCAGTCCCTTGGAGACCAAGAACCCGCCGAAGAAGGCGACGACAGCACGAACTACACCCGAGACTTCTTCACCGCTCATGGGATACCTCTCACTCTGTAATACGTTCAGTTGACCCGTAACCGGACAGATTTCGCATCAAGATGTTGGAAATGCGGGAACTCGCGGAACCGCTTCCAGCGCCCGGCCCATTCAAGACCGGCCGCCTCACCAAGTTGCCCGACCTTCTGCCAGAGCGCGAGGTCCGCCCCGGTCGTACCCCATACCGGCTTCCCGGCACGCAGCGGCACGACATCAACCGCCAGACTCGCAGGCTTGCCGCAGAACCGGAAGTTGTGCATCGACCGACCGGGAGGCGCATTCGTTACCCGGCGACCGGGCTTCGTCCGACCGATTGCGTACAGCTTCTCCTGCTCCTCATCCGACCGATAGGTGCAGGTCACCAACAGGTCGATGCCCTCAAGCTCCGCACGAGCAAGGAAGTCCACGACCAAAGGCTGCATCAACGGATGCAGGTCGGTGAGCTTCCGGCTGCTCACTTGAAAAACACTAAAGTGGCAAGGATGCCAGCCATGCCGGTGAGCAACGCAAAGGCGATCTTGATGAGCAAATGCTGGATGTCGTCCACACGCTTGTTCATGTCGATGCGGCTCGATGTGATGGTCGAACGCAGTTCGGTGTAATCGTCCCGCAGACGCCCGTACCGTTCCGCACAAACGTCCTCGTGCGCCCGGAATCGGCCCTCAACTTCGCGCAATCGCGGAGACCATGTGTCCGGGTTCGTCTGCACTGTCACGTCCTCATACATGGCTTAAATTCCCATCACTTCCCGACGCGGAGCCGAGGCTGCAATCTGTTCGGCCTTCGCGAACCGCTCCGCAGCCTGACCAGCAACCGGAGCAGCGGCGAGCAGCTGCTGCATCTGCGCCTGCTCCTGATCTGCCACGTCCATCGCCTCAAGCTCTTCATCCGACCGCAGCGCCTTCGCCGGGACGTTGTTCGCCTCAGCAATGACCTTCACCGCCTGGTCAGCGTTGATGCGCCGTAACACCTTCATGTCGCCAGACGCCTGCGCCACCGGCAGGATGGCCTCGATGGTCCGCAGGATGCCGGCGGCCTCTTCCGCCCTCATCAGCCGGGCAAGCGGCCCGGTGTACTTCGGCAGAATCTCGCCGCCGCCCATCACATAGTCGAGCAGCATCGGAGGCGGTTCCGGCAGCGCACCGGACGCCGAAAGCAGGTCAAGCTCGCGCTCGATGATCGGCCCGATAAACTCCGACTGCTGGCGACCCATCGTCGGCCCAAGCAGAGCACCCTTCTCCTGCGCTCGCTGCATGACTTCAGTCGCCGTCATGACACGCGGACTCTCCACCAGAATCTGAAACAGCGTGACGAGGAACGAATCATTTACCGCCTTTCGCTTCTGGTCGGCCATCTCCATGCCGATCGGAAGGTTCCCGCCCGTCATCAGCGGCTGCACCAGCGGCGTACCATCCTCTCGGAGGTAGCCGTAGTTCAGCGCGTTCGGGCGCACCGAGAAGGCATTAAGGGCCCCCTCCTCGGACAGAATGAGCGGTGGGTCGACCATGCGATGCGCCATCCGAAGCATGGTCTTTTCCATCTCCTGCAGAGACTTGATGTCGGCCAGAGCCTCCATCGCGGGGGACCGCCCATAAATCTCACGCGGGCCGGTGACGTACCGACCGACCGCATACGGCATCGAGCGATACCCGCCCTCATCGAGCAGAGCGTCACCCTCACGCGCGACGTAACGCGACATGTACTGCATCCCGTCGGGACCGGCCTTCCCAGCCTTGTAGTCACCGTTTGGCTTCACGCAGTGGATGAACTCGAAGAGGTCGTTCGCACGCGCACCGTCCGCAGCCTTGATGCCACGCGGCAGGTTCTTCTCCCACCCCGGCACCTGCATCGCCTGACGCGCCGTGAGCTGGAAGCATCGGTACACCGTGTCCACGCGACCGGTATGATCGAGGTCGATGACGATCTCGGACAGCGGGATGGCGCGATACCGCAGCGTCACGCCGGGGATCTCGTCGATGAACAGCGCCGAGGTACCGAACGCCCCCAGGCTCATGTAGCACTCGAACGCCTGACTCGCGAAGTTCGCCGTCGGCGAGTAGCGCTGACGGAACAGGATGTCCCGCAGGGAATCGCACCAGCGCTGCACCGAGATATTGTCGTCAAGCTGCGGGATGCCCGTATGCAATCCGTGCCACATCTGGGTGGCAGGGGTCAGCATCGAGTCCATCGCAGCCGCGAATCGGGGGAGCGCTCGCTGCGCAGTCGAATCGAATATCTTCTCCGATCGCTTCTCGCCCGGCGTACGCTGCCCGGTCAGCTCGGCCATCGACGGCCAGACCCGCTCGGCCACTTCCTGCCAGTGCGATTCCCACGTCCCGCGCGCGCCTTTAAGACGGTCGTACCCTTGCAGCACGTCCTGAGCGCGAGAGTCGGCCATCGTCAATACCCGGCGTCGGCGATGCGCAGCACCTGAGCGTAAACGCCCGTCGCGGTCGTCACAGCTGCGCGGATTTCGCCAGCGCCCAGCTCGAACGTGGCTCGCCCGTTGGTCGAAAGCGTGGTCGCCGTGCTGACCGCAATAGCGGTGCCGTTAGGCGCCTTGCACTGAAGCGTGACGCTGCCGCCGCCGAAAGCACCGGCCTCAGCGCGAAAATCGCCACGACCACCCGGCCACGGAACCCATGCGCCCGTAGCGCTCGCGTTCGACAAAAGCGTGTATGCCGTCTTCATGGACTACCTCAGGCTGCTACAGCCTTGATGACTGCGAATGTGATGACCGGCGTATCCGTGCCGGTCGCCGGAACCGTGCTGTTGTCGATGTTTCCCACCGAGATGGTGCAGGAACCAGCCGCCACCGCAGTCACCTGCACGTGGTAGTACTTGGCCGTGCCAGCCGCCACGCCGCTCTTGATGCTTGCCACCACCACGTCACCGGCTTCGATGGCGCTGTTCGTCAGCACGAACTGATCGGCCTCGTGCCCCGTAATCGCCGCCGCGAACAGCGTAATCTGTCCACAGATAGCATTGAGCGTGACGCCGGTCGTGCGTGACGTCGCTTGCGTGACCACGCCACCCGCCCCGGTCGCGTAACCAACGCCCGCCGAGCTCGAGGTCGAACGGATGGAACTCGCCGCCGTCACAGCACCGGCCTTGGTCACTTGGAACCGAGCAGCACCGCCAACCAGCAGGTTGATGAGGAACGAACCCGCAGCAGAGGCCGTGTCCGTGACATCAAGCCTGATGCCCGAGAAGGTCGTCGCGACGTTGTTCCAGATTGCCACGAGGTCAGCCGCCGAAGCGCCGACAAGTGCCTTAGCCGTGACCTTCTTGGTCTCAGACGAGCCGACATCAACAATCGGCAGTACATCGACCGCAGAATCGACATCGATCTGCGCCAGCGAGTTGAACTGTGTGATCTTCTTGGTAGCCATCAGCCGCCCAAGAGCTTGGTCGTCGCCACGCCACCGGCTTGGCGAGTGTCAGGTGTGGACATCATCGAAGCAGCCCGACCGCGACGGCGACGCAGGCGGGTCGATTCGATTTCGCGCTGCTTCGCCATGTCAGTCTCGGGCGGGGGAGGCGGAGCCTCGATCTTGGGCATCTTGGGCTTGAACAGACCGGACATCGGGACACCTCCGAAATGATACGCCGCGAGTCTAGCCCAACACGCTGTAATCTGCTACCGCCGCACCAGCTCGGGGCGCTCTGACCGTCCCACGGAACGGACGCCGACCCTTGGCGAGGTATCGCAGCCCGTCAGCATAGTGGCTCGTCCAGTCGTGCAGTGGCCTGTCCTTGAACCGCTGCCCCTTCTCGTCGTACTCGCGCCGGTACTGCCGGATGGCGTCGATCGCCCGTGTCATCCGCGCTCGAGCATCGTCCATCGTCTCGCCGGGGAACGGGTCGGGTTCCTTGTTCCACTCCACGATCGGCAGCATCTGGCGCACCGCCTGGATGCCATCGTCCACCGCGTCAGCATCGAGCACCCGAGGCTTGAGCCCATACCCTGCCGCGGTCTCGAGGCGGGACTTGCCAGACCCCCACTCCTTCACCGCCCCATCGTGCGGCCAGATGTGGTCGGCGTAGACGTAATCCATCGCGAGGAGCTTCTTGGCGTACCAGTCAAGGCCGACGCCGGAGCCTTCCAGCACGTTGATGATGCGTATCTTGTGACCGACAAACTGGTAGAACCAGACCACCGTCGAGTCACCGATGCCGATGTCCCACGCCGTCCCAACCGGTTGGCCGATGATGTGCGGGTACGGACCAATGCGCCCACCCTGCTCGGCAGATGTGATGGCGTCGCCGTAGTACGCACCGGGGATGGCCGCATCGAAGTCGCAGAAGTACTCCTGCCGGATGATGGCCTCGGCTTCCTTCTCCCCGCGCTCGTTCTTGAGCTCCTTGCGCTCGCGCCGGATGGTGTCGAGCGGGATGGCCTTAGTGTCCTCGACCGTCAGCACCTGACCGAACCAGTCCGGGTCGAGCTTGGCGTACTCGACGAGCCGGGCAAAGTGGTTCCGGCCTCGAGGTGTCGAGATGAAGATGGCCCAGCCCCCGTTCTCCGCGAGAATGGGACGCAGGAACGCCCACGCATTCGGGTCGGCCATGGCGTACTCGGAGAACACCACCCCCACCGGGGGCGAGCCTAGCAGCGAGTTGTAGTTGTCCGAGCCGACCACCTGCCAAGTGCTGCCGTTCTTGAACCGGATGAACATGTCCTGCTCCCGGGTCGTCTCGCGCAGCTCGGCGGGGAATGCGTCATCAATGCGCCGCCTGCCAGTGTGGGGGTTCACCGCGTCCCAGATGGCCTTCCGCGACTGGTTGGCCTGCGGGAGCATGTGCCAGATGCTGCCGACTCGTGTCATGGCCGAGACCGCCGCCCAGTGCAGGGAGAGGTCGTCCTTGCCCGATCGCCGGTGCCACGCCAGCGCGAGCCGCTTCTTGCCCGCCTCAAGCGCACCCCACGCGCCCATCTGATACGGGCGAGGAAGCCAGCCGTTCGCCGGCAGTTCGATGTCAGGCATCAGTCAGTCGCTTGACCGTGACCGTCAGACCGACATTCCCGCTGTGGTCGAGGTCGAGCTTGTCACCGTAGCGCTTGGGCTTGAGCTTCGAGGCCACCCACTTGCGAGCATCCACCATGATGCGCTTGTGGTTCGCATCGATGTCGGCATCGTCGGCAATCTCGATGATGCGGTCGGCGTGAGTCTCGGCTTGAGCTTCCCGCGCGCGCGTGTATTTCTCCAAGAATTCCGGGTGCTTAGACAGCCATCCGAACACCGTGGACATGGCTGGCATGTCGGCATCCTTGCAGATGCGGTTGAGCGACTCCCCTACTGCGAGTCTTGAG